CTACTGAATCCAATCGTCCGATAACTTCTGTTTGATCTACTGTGATTGGACCTGATACAGAAACAGAATTAGAACCTACCAGAGAAACTTGTACAGAATCACTGTTTCCTAATCCCCATACTCTAACAGGAACTCCAGTAGTAATACCTGCTACTATCAACGGAGTTGTTCTGTCTGCTTGACAAATACCAACAAGAGTACCAACATTTACAGTTGCGGTTATACCTGCTCCAACTATATTTACGTTTAGGGCATCTCCAGAAGAACCAATAGAAGCACCAGAACCGGAACGTAAAGTGACAGGAATCATGGTTTCTCCAGCGTTTCCGGCAAAAATACGAACAAAGTCCGTGCTTTGGGACAAGAAACGGCCACCACTAACTCCCACTGTTCCGGAAACCGTAACACTGTCGGTTGATGAATTTAATCGTCTACCACCAGTAATTCCTATTTCAATACCACCGGTCACTCCCTGAACATTTAAACTATTTCTAACATTAACTGTCCCTGTAACTCCTACAAGAACTCCGTTTGTTATGCCTTGAATGGTTCCGTTTGTTTGTATTGCGGTGTAGGAACTAGAAGTGGTGCCTACAACTACTAGTGGAATAGTAGACGAACCAGAAAGCCCATTCAATACTCGGAAATTACCAATTCCTGCAACACTACCAGTAATACCCAAAGTTGCGGTAACTGTTCGAATATCCACTGGCAATGGAGCACTGGTGGTTACTCTAGAACTGGTGTTTGCTGGACCCCATGCTAGTTTTACTATCTGAACGTGACTATTGGTTATGCCGCTTGTGCTGTAATCTGTGGCTATAGCTGCGGTATTTCCTGTTACGTCTACGGTTAAGTTTGTGTCGATATCTGGCATTTATTTCTCCGTGTTTGGAAAAAGATAGGCAATTCTCCTATATATAGGTATACTAAGAGGTTTATTATGGTTATATACTTTGATGAAGAAACCCAAAACGATTTTTGCCGCCAAATAGAAAAATATGTAGAAAAGTGGGGAGTCCGATACATGGATGCTGTTATAGCTGTATGCGAAAGCAAAGACATACCTGTTGAAGGAGTGGCTAAGGTACTTTCTAAACCTATCATAGAAAAAATACGGCAAGAAGGAGAGAATTTAAATTTTCTCCCCAAATCAACAAAACTACCAATTTAATTTGACTTTTCTTTATAAGGGTGTATATTTACAACAATAGGAGATTATATGGGATTTAAAGATCTAAAAAAGAATTCATCGTCAATGGCCTCCAAGCTTCAAGAAGAACTGGAGAAGAGTAACAAGACTAACGACTACAAGGACGACCGATTTTGGCGACCTACTCTGGACTCTGCTAGTAATGGATATGCAGTTATTCGATTCCTTCCTGCAGTGGAAGGCGAAGACATTCCGTGGGTTAAGCTGTACTCTCACGCGTTTAAGGGCAAGGGTGGCTGGTTTATTCACAACTGCCCCACAACCCTTGGTGAGAAGTGTCCTGTTTGTGAAGGAAACTCTGAACTATGGAATAGTGGTACTGAAAGCGATAAGCGTATTGCTCGTGATCGTAAGCGCAAGCTTACTTATATCTCCAATATTCTTGTTGTGGAGGATCCAGCAGCACCTCAAAACAAGGGCAAGGTGTTCCTGTTCAAGTACGGCAAGAAGATTTTTGAGAAGATTCAAGAGCAGATGAATCCTGAATTCCAAGACGAGAGCGCAGTAAATCCATTTGATTTCTGGAAGGGTGCTAATTTTAAGCTAAAGATTCGTAAGGTTGACGGTTACGTTAACTACGATAAGAGTGAGTTTAGTGCTGCAAGTGAACTGTTTGACGGTGACGACGCCAAGCTTGAAGCACTATGGAAGAAGCAGTACGCCCTAAAGGAGTTTATCAATCCCAAGGAGTTTAAGAGTTATTCCGAGCTTAAGACTAAGTTTGTAGACGCTCTGGGCGGTGATGTACGTGCCACAGCCGATACAGAAGACACGATAGAGGATGAACCAGTGGTTCGTTCTAATCGTAAGTCACTACCAAAGACGGATGTGGATGAAGATGTGGATGTGGAATCGTATCTAAAGTCTCTAGAAGACTGAAAGAGCCCCCGAAAGGGGGCTTTTTTTATCCCATCTCTGTTCGCCAAGCAGGATACGCTCTCATAGTATTTTTAATACCTGCCAGAGCGTCTGATCTTGGTGCAGCCATGCCTTTTTGACCACCACCATTATTGTAATTATTAACAACGTTCATAGTTGGAGTTTTTTTAGCAGTTTGCATTAGTGGAAACTGCTTTATTTTTTCATCCAGTGTTCGTATTTCTCGATTTTTATTAGCAAGTTCTGCTATATTAAAATTTGTTTTACTTATTCCTTCAGTTTTTATTAAATTTTCAGTATTTACATTAGTGGTTAAAATATTATTTTCTTTATCTTGTTTATATGGAGCTGTTAATTCTGATTGTTTAATAGATTGGAGTGGGATAAGAGTTGGTTGTGTTGTTTTTATTGGTGATATGGATGACTCTAATTGTAAATTATTTTGTTTAATTTCTGGTATAGATTTTTTTAAATCTTGTTGGGGTAAAAATGGAGTAATATTTTCAGCTGTATTACTAAAAAATGTAGAATCTTTGGCAACTTTTGGCAAAGGATTTACTTTTTGTGTACTAGAATATGTTGAAGTTTTATCTTCCATATAGTGCTCCCTCTGTTGTTAATTTTAAATTTCTTTCTTCATTTAAATGTTCTTTTATTTGCTCTATATGAATGGTTCTTTCCCAAGGAATCATCATCTCAATTTCGTCTATACTATAATTATGATAATATTTTAACTGAAAAAATTGTTTATATAACGATTCGACATTTAGATGTTCAAAAAAAAAATTTATGTAGTTAAATAAGCCTTTTATTCTAATATTTCGTTTAACACCATCTGTAGTTTGATACTCTTTAACTATTTCTAAACGAGTCAGTTCATCAAAATAATTAATAATTTGTTGTAATTGTTGTGATGTTAATGCTTTTATAAACTCGGTTAATTCTATTTCTGGTAAATCTTTACAATCTTTTATTTCATTTACTGTATGTACTTGTTTTATACACGATCCTGTGAATTTATAAAAATCTTCTTCTGTAGAATCGTAATTAGGTGTTTTTATTAAATGTTCTACAGTCGGTTCATTCATTACTAATATTAAATTGTTTGTAAGTTTAATTTTATTATTTGTTGACGATTTGTGTATTTTTAAATCTTTAATTACGTCTATTTTTAATATAATATTTTCACCGGTGTGTGGACATTTTAATGTAAATCCTTCTACTTCTCCTATAGATTTTGAACGAAGTAGAAGAAATAGATGCTCTAAATCTGAAATTTTTAGTTTTTTAAAGTCTGTTTTTTTAAAGTCTTGACAACAATTGATTAAAATATTTTCTAATGTCTTTAAAAGACCTATACGATCACTAGTATTTTTTGCTAATATTAATGCCTTTTCTTCAGAAACAACCATAGGTCTGAAACAAACCTGTTTTCCTGAAGGTAAAGTTTCACAGTATTGTGGTAGACTGGATAGAATTAAATCTTTTAAAGCCATAATTACACTAATCTATAGTATCTATAGCTGAAATCTACACTTAAAGTTAAATATTGATTAGGAACATCGTTAGAGAATTGGGATGGTAATAGTGTTTTAGGAAACGCTTCATAAAGAGTAAACGTAGCATTGGTGTTTCCGTTTTCGTTTAGTGCTTTAATGGTTATATCAGAAAGAATATTACCTGTATTTCTAGCACTAACGGTGTTGGAACGACCATTATCAATACTACTAAACATCGAATCGTACCATTCTTCAAAATATTTTCGAACTGCCCAGTCCGATTCTACTATAAAATCCACAATAAATCGCTCATCGTACTCTCTTTTTACTGGAAAATACATTAAAGGACCAGACGGAGCCATATTATCTGGATAATACACTGTATATTGTTGTGGAACTTGAGACTGAGACGCCCAAAAAGTTTTATTTCCTCTGGAGAACACAACTTCAAACCTGTTAGTTCGTTGAAATCCTTTAGAAAAGTAGTTGGTTATTTCTGAAATTTTGTTAGTTGCCACTTTTTTGACCTTTGAATATGTCTTCCTCGGTTAATATTTTAAATGTCCATCCTTGTTTTTTACAGTAATCGGTAGCAGCATTCCACTTACATACGTTTGTTTCATAAGTTATACATTCGTTTAGATATGCTCGTTTATTTTTTCTAGGTTTAGGTTTTTGTGTTTGTTTTTTGGGTTTTATTTCTACAATAAACGTTTGAACCACTTCTCCTTTTTTAGCTTCAAACACAAAATCTGGATAATAATGATGTATCTGATGGTCTATGGTAGAATAATACGGTATTTTCAACTCTTCACTGGACCATCTTATTATGGTTTCGTTTTTGTCTAGATATTTGCAAAATTTTCGTTCCCAGTTAGACCTACAGATAATATTATCAGTATTACCTACGTATTTATGAGGGAATTCCGGAATATATTTGGTTTTATACGCCATAAAACTTAAATATATATGTTAGAAACCAATGCCTACAATAGCATTTCCAAACGATAATATGGCCAATGAAATTCCAGTTTTTCTGGCTTTTTATTGGAATGATTACAGTAGATATAACGATAGACGAACGTATTCTCAAATAAAAAGTGGAGGAAACTCCATTGTTGTTCCGTATCCCAAGCTTTTTAATGTGTCTAATGAGGTTCCGTATCAAAATGCAGGAACGCTATCCACTAACAATCCAGCCAATCCTATGCAAATGTTAAAAATGCAAATGGATAATTTAAGTTTTGAATTTGGTATGGCTTACGGATTTTTTCAGGGAGGTAGTAATTTTACGTTTGATAATATGGAAACAGTTTTAGCACCTGGTGCCAGACGAAAATATAGGGTTGGTATGGATCTTATTGCTAAAACTGAAGCGCAAGCAGTACAAGCAAAAACTATAGCAGACACTTTTCAAAAAAATGCATTTTCTAGTTGGGACGGCGGAAATCGTCTAATATGGCAACATCCTCCTCTTTGGGTTTTAGAAACTGTGTCTGGAGGACAGAATACCGTGTCCGGATGGTCTCCTGGAAGTTTACCCTCTGTGTTGGTTAGTGTAGATATTAATAAAAATCCAATACTAGACACTCCCTTTAATCTTCCAAACTACCATCCATTGGCTATAAATATAAATCTACAGTTTATAGAACTAGAACCAGCCGTAAATAACAAGACAACCGGAACTCTCACTAATAGAGCAGAGACTTTTAAGTAAACCATGTTTGAGAATTTTTCAAAAGTTAATTACTATTTAAACGGGCAGACCTTAGAAGTTACTGATATTTTTAAGAGTATTAAATTAGATTTTTCTAATTTTTTAGACTACACTACTAAAAAAAATGAAAATGGATCAAGACCAGATCAGTTTTCTAATGAAGTGTATGGAGATCCTAAAAAATATTGGACTATTTTTCTGGCAAATGATATAAAAAATCCGTTTAAAGACTGGACTCAGGGGCAAGCATCTTTAGAAAAACAAAACGAAGCAGAATACGATTCGTACGTGTTTCAATTTGCAAACACTAGTAAATACTTGCCTGGAAATACTGCGTACTATTCTATTAATTCTACAGATTCGTATTTGGGCGTAGATTTATCGTCTATTAAAAATGATGATGTAATCGTGTATTCTCTTGGTAATAATTCTGATAAATTTACTTGTTTTGGTGCAGGTCAAGTGTACTCCAGTGTTGTATGTGGTGCGCCTCATTACGGTCAAGCGTTAATACCAACAAATTTTAAAAATAGAAATGATGTAACCACAGTATCTGCTGGTGGAAACGTTAGTGCTTCTTTAGATTCTATTGGTAGAATATGGATGTGGGGTCAGCCTATAGGATTTACAAACAGCCAGACACAAATATCAGAAGACGGAAGATTATACAATACCGTACTTAATTCTTTTCAAAAATTAAACACTACAAAAAATAAAATTACAGGATCGCTGGATTCGTCTTGGACGTGTATAGGAAACGGATGCACCAGTACTATATCGTATCCTGTAAACGAAGCTCAAACAATAAGTAAACTAGCTTTTACTAAAGATAATGATTTTAGTGGTTTAGTTTTATTACAAGACGGATCTATTAACAGTTATGGTGGAATAACTCATACCGAAGTCCACTCTACTTATTCTGATATAGATTGTTCGGATTCGTATTGTCTAGGAATCGTAGCTGATGTTGGAGCATCGGAAGGAAAGGTTATTGAGTTTAATTATACAGGAATTAATTCTGGTTTAGTTCCAACAATTACTCCAAAAATAACTAAAATAGCATGTGGTAAAACTCATACTATTTTACTAGATGAAAACGGAAATATACACACAATAGGAACTAATGAAAAAAATAGATTAGATTTACCTTCAGATAGAACGTATACCCAAATAGGCGCGGGTGAGTATTTTTCGGCTGGTATAGATTCAGACTCTAATTTAGTTTTAACTGGTGAAATTTTACAAAATTCAGGATCATGTTCTGGAAGCACAGCATACGTAGCAATATCAGCAATATCTGGAACATACGATACAATATCTTGCGGAGACAATCATATTCTGTGTCTTGGTTCAGGAACTAGTAAACAATATTTTGGAAGAGTAGTAAATGTAGACACAGATTATAAACGTGTATTTGTTAAAGGATACACTGCTCCTGATCTAGCTTCAATACTATACGCGGATCCATCTGGAACAAACGTTACTATTTTTAGAAACCAGAATTTAATCACTAATATACAACACCAATTACTCAGTATCGATTCGTATGTAAACACTGCCCAATACATCATCGATGCAAACAATACTGTAATAAACGTGACAGATAATAATGGTACTTTATGGAAAACTGAATTTATAATAAATTATCAAAATGCCAATTCCTTAAACACCTATATTACTCCTTATAAACTAAAAATAGATAAAATTAATACTAATTTAAAACTAATAGATCTTAACAAAATTTACAGTTTAGAGCAGTGAACTATGAGTTTAGCATCAACTACACAAATTGAAATACCTAATATTGAAATAAAAGAAATTACATTGATAAATGCCAATCCATCAGCTACTGGTCAGTTTGTGGCATTTACAGTATTTCCAAGAGATCAAAACGAACCTATCATATTTGATTCATTGATATTAGATGAAGACATGTTTTCTGAATCTGTTTCAGGAACTTTGTATTTTTACGATCCTGCTTTTATCGTAGAACAGATGGCATTTACTTCATACGATAACGTTCAGATAAAACTTCAATCGGATACAGGCGAAATTAAAACGTATACCTTTAAAATTGTAGAAATAACTTCTGAATCCAACGCAGTTCAAAAAAATATTTTAGGTCCATTAGGAAACACTATTCCCGTGGGAGTACGATTTGCCTCAGATCAACTTGTTTATAAAAACTTTGATACCATGTTACTACGTTCTTTTATAGGAAAAATATCTTACGATAAAAATTCCGCAGAAAAAATACCGTCTCTAATAGATGGATTAGAGAAATGTGAGACTATTCCGGGTGATGGTTTTATTCAATACGTTTTTAATCAATTTGGTTACGGAACTAATACCAATAATACACAAAAGCAGTTAAAAGCAGACAATACATTTAATGATGTTTGGTTTAAAATAAATCCTAGTCATTATCCGTGGAGTAAAATAGGAGTACCAGCAAAAATAGGTCAAATGATGAATTACGTGTGTGAATACGCGTGTTATTCAAAGAACCCTAATGCTGTTAATTTTTTCTTCTGGGAAGATTTAGATAAATTTAATTTTAGATGTGTAGAGTCATTATTAAAAGAACCAATCAAAGCAACTTATACACCATCATTAAACGAAAACGATATAGATGCTATTGTTGATCTTCAAATAATAACCGAAACTCCAGTGGCAAAACTAGTAAATAATGGAGCATTCAGTGGCGAGTACACTAGAGTAAAACCAGACTGGACTAATCCGTATAGAACTATTTTAGATAGCAGTGAAGGATTGCGTCGGACACGAGTAGTCTACGATTACTATAACAGAGAAGATAGAAATAAATTTGCTAAAATATCAACTCATCCACCAATTGACGTAAACGATGTTTCTATCGTCTACGCTCCAAATAGAATATCAGATTCCAATTACGGCTATTTCCAAGAAGCATACGGACAAAAGGATCTTCCATGGTGGAATTATTGGGATTCTGCTTACAAATATTACGCCGGAGAACAAATTGCCGGTGTTACTTCTGAAATTGAACGAATTGAAGCAAACTATTGGCAAGCTCAATTTGATTTCTGTGAATTGCCTGCTAGCTGTTTAAAGAAAATTTACGAAGAAATTAAATGGCCATTATCAAAGGATCGTTTATATTATTCGTATCTTAAGAGAGCAGATGTTAAGTGGAAGTTTTACAGAAATACAATTTTAGGCGAAAGAAATCTTCCAACCAGCTTTTTTGCACTACTTACTGGAGCAGGAAAAATTTATAGTAATAAATTTGGTGGAATATACCAGTATTCTTTTCAAGAAATAGAATTTTGGCCGCGAAATCCAGAAACAGCACCTTTTATAAACACATCTGCAGCCAAAGTAGTTCAAGCAAGACCAGATTATCTAGGACGAGATTATCCGTTTACAATAGTTAAAGTCCCTTGGGGTATTGAAGGTGTAGCTTATAATATTAACGAACTATTAAATTGTGCTTTACCAACGTCTGCAGAAAATGGAGCAGACGGAGAACAAACTGCTTTAGTTGGTCCGGGATTAGCTGTTAAGATAGACGAAGATGGTGTGTCTCCGGATACGCCTTTCTCTAATTTAAGAATGCAAGCTGTAGGAGATTATCTGGTAAAAACCGGAGACGGATTAGAGCCTGTATACGTTGGAAGAATAGTTAAAATAGATGTAGTAAATTCAAAAATGTTAGATCTAATTGGTTCTAGTATAAATCAGTGTGGAATAGTGTCAAATAGCGAATATTCGAATACGTTTGTGTTTGATGTGGAAAATGCCGTAGACGGCGAATGTGGAGTTGGGTGATGAGTAAAGATCAAATTAATACTTCAAATTTTTCAAAAGACGATTACAGCGGATTTTATGCTCAAAAATTCAGTGTTTCTAACAGGGAACACAGTAGATATGGGCCTTCCATGAATCCGGATTTATTTTTACCAAATAGTGATTTGAAAGAATATAGAACGCCTGGACATTTAATAAAATACGAACCGACAGAATCGGAACCTACTCAGAATCAGTTAATATGCGCCAAAAGAGCTGCTAGAGAATGTGAAAAAATTGAAGAAAAGCTTGGAACAGAGTGGTTGGGTATAGATTATTCTGATCCTAATGCTGCTTATAATTGTTTTTGTAATACTAAACGGCCTGGTGCAAGCACACCAGCATGGCCTGGAACAGACACGTTTGTTGGAGATGTTTTTCAATTGCCTGAAGGCGTTTCCGGTTCTTTTGTAGAAACGCCTGCAGATACAGCAAACGCTGTTCCCGATTACACTCCACCAACATATGATATTAGTGCGTGTGGAACAAAGTTTGATCGTTATGTAGAATATTCTAAAACTAATTCTACTTTCTGGAATACTCCACCAAAAACACCACTTTACAGAAGAGCACAAACTGCATTATTGATGTATAACAGAATAAAAATATTAGTTCATGGTAATTTTAATATTAAACCAGGAGATTTGATAAAAATTGAATCTAAATTAAACATGCAAAGTAACAATCAAATTAGAAGAACTAGGCATGATGGTCGATGGATGGTTTATCGAATACAAAGAGTCATAACACCAATTAAACATTCAATGTATCTGTTTCTTATGAGGGACGGATCCGAAACCGATCCTACATTATACAGAAAAGTAGTAATAGAAAGTTAAAAATATTTTATAAATATTTAAAATGGCCAGATATTCAGACATAGATCTTTTTTTACCAAAAAACAATCTAACAAACGATATTTCGTTTAAAACGGATGTTTACGCTATAGCTCAAAGTATAAGCAATCTAGCTTTAACTAGGCGTGGGGAAAGGCCGTTTTATCCTAATTTAGGAACTGACTTGGTAGACACGTTACAGGTAAATAGATCACAATTAGAGTTAAATGTTTTAAAAGAAGTGCTAAAATCTCAGTTAGAAACTCAAGAAACTAGAGCAATAATAGATAATATACAAATAATCAGAGAGTCTGACAATTATTCTGTTAAAATAGATTTTCATCTCTCAAATAGCACAGAAATAGCAGGAACTGTAAGTGTTACAGTCTAAGGGAAATTAAATGGCAAATCCTCAATTAAATATATCATCTTTAGATTTTGATGGATTAAAAGCGTCTTTAAAAACGTATCTAAAGTCTCTACCAAATTCTGATTTAAACAGTTTTAATTACGATGGTTCTGCAATTAATACTCTTTTGGATGTATTTGCGTATAATACCATGTTTTACGCGTATTACGCGAACATGATCGCAAATGAAATGTTTTTAGAAACCGCTCAATTAGAAAATAATTTCATCTCATTACTAAAACCTTTAGGTATTTTACTTCCGAGCAGAACATGTTCTACAGCAGATATAACAGCTATATCTTCGGTTACAAATCCTTCTAATCCAGTAATAACAGCCTATGAAACTTATTTTATAGGAATTAATAGTGCAGGACTGCCGTACAGATTTTACGCAATCGAAGACGTAAATTTATCAGCGCAGTCTACAACGTTTAAATTATATGAATCGAATATAGTTGTTAAAGATTTTACAACCACTGTTGATATTGCTAATCAAAAAGCGTTTATAGCAACTAAAGATCTGGATATCAATACTCTTAGAGTTACAGTTACTTCTGGTGGTGTACAAGAAACTTGGACTCTGTACGACAACACCACTCCAGCAGGTCCTGATGCAAAAGTATATTTTATAGACAGAACCAATACTGGATTTTATATCTTATTTGGAAAACGAACAATAAATGACTTTGGTAATAATTACGGAAAAAATATAACAGCAGCAGATGTTGTTAAAATATCTTATCTGATACCAAACGGAGAAGTTGCTGATAATGTTTCTACTTTCAGTTCTCCTACGGCAGAAGCAACGATTGTTTCTAATACCGTATCTGTTGGGGGTAGATTAAGTCCAGATTTGGATTTGTACAGATTTTCTGCACCTAAAGTGTTTGCAGCAAATGATAGAGCAGTCACCAAAGACGATTATTACGGATTATTATTAAATTCAGGATTATTGCCTTCAAACATACAATCTAAAGAGCAAATTAACGTTTGGGGTGGAGAAGAGGTAGTTCCTCCAACTTACGGTAGAGTGTTTATATCACTTGCAGACGAAACACTAACTCCTGATTCTTTTTCTATAAAAAATTCTATATCTTATATTAAAAGAAAATCTCCGTTGACAATTTTACCTGAATACGTTCAACCCCAAATAATAACAGGAAATGTAAATTTAAATATTTCTGGAGTTCTAGCTACTACTACAGTGACAGCAATAAAAAATGCAGTAAACAATAACTACAATAATCCTTATAAGTTTAATAATACCTTGTCTTTTGGAGACGTTAGATCGTTGGCATTGACCGTACCATCTGTTGGCTCTATCAATCTAAACTCCATGACATTATCGTTAGACGTATATGGTTCAAATATAACACGACACGTTTCATTTAAAAATCAACTAGCAGATACAACTTCTGGCAAAAATTATGAAGTATTAAAATCTGGAACCATAACATATAATGCCGTTGATGCGTTTTTAGGAGATTCTCCAACGATATTTAATTCGGGAGTTGCCACAGAAGGAGTTATACACGCATACAGAACAACCACAGGGACTAAAATTTCTACATCTTCTCTTGGTAAAATAGATTACGTTAATGGTATTATTAGTATTAATCCCGGAATTTTACCAACATCTACTAAAACTACCCTAACAGTAAAAACAAAAAATCAAGACAAACTACAGTTTAATGGAGAGTTACTATTAAAGGTAAATACTTTAGTAAACGGCGTATAATATGATTTTATTTTTTTCAGATAAAATAAAAAACGTCCAATCTCAAGGTATAGAAGAGATTACGGATGTACGGATACCAACAATTGCAGAATTTGTTGCGCCTTTACAGCAGTCAGTAATGGCTTTTTTTGCTCCAACAGAACAAGCACCAACACCACAAACTACAGCAGAAACTTGTTCTTATCCGATACGAGTAGAAGATTTATTTCCCTTTTGGTTAAGACAAACAACAAATGATTCATCCAAATTAATTTTGATGACTCAAAAATATTATGATTGGTTGAGTTGTGGTGTAACCGGAAATGAAACCAGTTTTTTAAATTTAGAATCTTTAATCGATATCGAGACTATACCAGATAATCTTTTAAAACATCAACTGTTTACTTACATTAATGCATTTCCTGTTCAGAATATACGAACACCAAACACACCTGAAGGCAATATTGATCCGTCTTTGGTTAGAAGATTTTTTGATAATATTAAAGTAAATTTATACACCAGAAAAGGAACAGAAGAGTCGTTTAAATAGGTTTTTTAAG